CGGCGCGCCCCGGGGGGGGCCGCTGCCGCGGTGGAAAACAGGAGGCAGCTGCAGCGGCAGGTCGAGGCGGCTGAACGCGGTGTCGTGCAGGCTAACCGCCGTATTGAGGACGCCGAACGCCGTGTCGCTGAGGCGCAGAAGAACACACGCAAAGCCCAGGAAGCACTGAACGATGCGCGCAAGGAAGCGGTCAAGGATCTGAAAGAACTGAAAGATCAGCTTTCCGATGCTGCGCTGAACGAGGAGGAAGCAACACTAGCGGTCGCCCGGGCCCGCCAGAACCTTATCGACGCCCAGCTTGATAAAGACTCCACCAACCTCGACATCGCCGAAGCAGACCTTGCACACCGCAAGGCCGTGAAGAACCTGGACGAATTGCGAGAGAAAAACAACCAACTCGCCCGCGATGTTCAATCCGCCAACGAAGCCGGAGTTGAGGGGTCCAAGAAGGTTCAGGACGCGAAGGAGAAAGTAGAGGCAGCATCGCAGCGTGAAGCCGACGCTCAGCGCGGACTCCTTGAAGCCCATGAGAACGCCATCGTTGCGAATGAACGTCTTGCCGATGCCCTGGAGAAAGTCGGCGAGGCCGGAGCGGGTGCCGCTGGCGGCGGGGTAGACCCGTTCGCTGAGGCCATGGCCAAACTGTCTCCGAATGCACGCGAGTTCGTTCTTGCGATGCAGGCACTGGGGGACCAGTGGACAGACCTGCGCCTGCAGGTCCAGGACAACCTGTTTGAGGGAATGGGAGAGGCAGTCACCAACCTGGCGACAGCGCAGCTGCCGATCCTTAAAACCGGGCTGGCAGAGGTCGCCGCCGAGATCAACACGGGCCTGCGTGCCAACATCCAAGCCTTAGCGTCCGAATCATCTCAAGCCGGGCTAGGAAACATGCTCGCCAACACCGCGCAAGGATTCTCCGGGCTTAACCAGGCCGCCCAACCTCTGGTACAGGCAATGGTGGATATTGGCTCCGCAGGTTCCAACTATCTTCCGCAGATTGGGCAATACCTTGGTGAGGCGGGCGCACGCTTCGGCGAATTCCTCACCCAGGCAACCCAAACCGGGCAATTCGACCAGTGGGTACAAAACGGAGTCAACGCCCTCAAAGGCATAGGCGACACCCTGGGCGACATCGGCGGCATCATCTCCGGTGTCTGGGGAGCCGCCGCCGCCGCCGGGCAATCATCCCTAGGCCCCATGTCGCAAGTGTTGTCCATGATGAATGACTTCATCAACAGCACCGCCGGGCAAGGTGCCTTGGGGTCGTTCTTCTCCGCCATGACCGATGGCCTCGCCGCCCTTATGCCGATCCTATCTACCGCGCTGCAAAGCATCGGCACCACGATCATGCCGGCGATTAGCGACTTCATCCAACAAGCCGCGCCGGGTGTGCAGGTGCTGGTGCAGGGATTGGCGGACGGGTTGAGTGCTCTCGCCCCGGTGATGGGCCCAATTGGATCGCTGTTTGGTGCTATCGGGCAGGCTCTCGCCCCGTTGTTGCCACTGTTTGGTGAGATTCTTGCGGGCGCGTTGCTGCCTCTGGCAAATGGGTTAACTACCGTCATCCAGGCCATGGCCCCTGTGATGCAGATTCTTGCGGGCGCGTTGCAACCGATTATCCAGCAGTTGGCACCCGTGTTCCAGCAGCTTGTGGAAGTCATCGCCAATGTTTTGGTGCAGGTTCTGCAGCAGATCACCCCGTATCTGCCGCAACTTGCTGATGCGTTTAGCTCTATTCTTGCCGCAGTGATTCCGTTGCTTCCGCAGCTCATTCAGTTGGTGTTCCAGGTCATCACCCCATTCATACCGATCTTGGGCGAATTAATGCCGGTCCTGGTGCAATTAGTCCAGGCGTTCGGCAGCATCATCCAAGCAATCATGCCGGTCATCCAGGTGCTGGTTGACCTGATCGGCGTGATCGCCCGGGTCGCCGCCGAGATCGTGGCGTTCGTCGCCCGCGGCATCGCCGAAATCGCCACCTTCGTCGCAACGGTCATCGCCAAGATCGCACAGTTCGTAGCTGACATCATCGGCTGGTTCACGAACCTAGCGCAGCGTGCCCCGGAGCAAATCCGCCAGCTCGGTGACAGGGTGGAGCGCTTCTTCACCAGCATGTGGGACACCGCAGTCAAGGTAGTCACGATCGGCGTGACCAATGTTGTGAACAAGGTCCGGGAAATAAAATCTCTCATCACCGGAGTATTCGATGGTGCCAGCAAGTGGCTGATCAACGCAGGCAAGGTAATCATCAGTGGACTGTGGGACGGCATGAAGGAAATGTGGGACAAAACCAGTGATTGGTTCAGTGACCGCATATCCTCCATAAGGTCCCCGTTCTCGTCATCGCGCCGGGCTAATGGCTCCTATAGCAGTAATGCGATGGGGTCGGTCAGCTACTATGCGGCTGGTGGTGAGGATCATTCTCCGCAGATCGCTGCTGCTGGTGAGTGGCGGGTGTGGGCTGAGCCGGAAACCGGCGGCGAAGCCTACATACCGCTGGCTAATGATTATCGCCGTGGACGTGCAGTGGAGATCACTGCCGCCGTGGCCAACCACTTTGGGTACAACCTGGTGGATGCGAAAGGCAAGGGAATTAAGCCGTCGTCCAAGGGGAGCCTTGGGCCGACGGATGTGCGTGCGTTTGCCGAGGGCGGCATCACGATTGAGGATTTGGACGACTTTTCTAGCGATCTGGAAGGCAAGCCCTACATCTGGGGCGGAGTTCACTGGGGTGACTGCTCTGGAGCTATGTCTGGGATCGCTCGTTTTGTCGCTGGACTTGATCCGTGGGGTGGTCGTTTTGCCACGGGAAACCAGCGTGAAGCGCTCGCGGGGCTTGGGTTCCTCCCTGGTCTGGGTGGCGCTGGAGCGTTGTCAATGGGCTGGTTTAATGGAGGGCCTTACGGCGGGCACACCGCTGGTACGCTGCCGTCCGGAACGAACGTCGAGATGGGAGGCGGCCGCGGCAACGGGCAGTTCGGCGGTCATGCTGCTGGTGCCGCTGACCCGTCATTTACCGACCATGCTCACGTGCCAGCTGAGTTCTTCGCACCGATCAAGGTGCCGAAGATGGCGGGCCTAGGTAATCTTGATTTCGGTGATCTTGATTTCGGTGAGGACGACCCAACCTACGGGCTAGATACGGACGACCCTTCGGCTGCGAAGCTGAGGGCATTCCGAGCGTCGAAGAAGTCCAACGCCGATAACTATGTCAACCCGAACGGCACTGCCGCCGCTAAGGATGGGCCTTCGACCATCTCGGAGATGGTTGCCGACGTGGCGAAAACCGCAGTGGCTGGGCACACCAAGGATATTCTGGGCATATTCGGTGTCCCGGATGATATTCCCATGGTGAAAGCCTATGGGCAGTGGTTGAAGGCCCGCAGACAGGTGACTCCTCGGGCGTCGACGTCCACGAAAAAGAGGGAGATCACCTCACTCTCACAGGCCGCCGCTGATGTGATTGACGCGGATCCGGGAATCGAAACCGTTGAGCTGACCGGTCTTGACCTGGTGGGCGGTTTGTCGCCGATCAAGGAGCCGAAAGCAGATGACGGCGATATAGGGCACATCTACGTGCCTGGCGGAGGCGCGGAGCAGTGGCGCGGCATGGCCATGGCGGCTATGCGACGCGTTGGTTTCGACGCCGACAACCCTGCACAGGTCAATGCGATGGTTGCACAGATTCAATCCGAATCTGGTGGTGATCCCAACATCGCGCAGCAGATAGTGGACGTGAACGGTACCGGCGACGCCGCAGGCGTGGGGTTGCTGCAAATCATCCCCACAACCTACGAGGCGAACCGCGATCCGGACTTGCCGAACGACCGCCGTAACCCGTTCTCCAACATGGTTGCTGCGCTGAGGTATTACCGCGGCAAGTATGGCATGGATTTGACCACCATGTGGGGTCATGGCCACGGCTATTGGGCTGGCGGCTTGGTGCAAGGCCCCGGCGGCCCAACAGATGATCTGATCCCCGCGATGCTGTCAAACAACGAGTTCGTGGTTCGTGAGGCGGCGGCTCGACATGCACGCCCACTGCTGGAGGCGATTAACTCCGATCCGCAGCGGGCTCGACAGATTGGGCAGGCATTCAGCACTGCGGTGCCACAAAGCACACCCGCCGCAGTGGGGAGGAATGTGGAGCTGCACTACCACATTGAAACCAACAACGTGGAGGAAGGTATGCGTCGATCCGAGATGCACGCCCGCCAGCAGGTTATGGCGAACCTCGGAATTTAGCGCAAAACCGGAAAGGAAAAAGGAACAATGCTGGAAGTAGGAACACCAGCCCGCATCGAGATCACAGACATCTTCGGATTCACCTGGACAGTCTCAGGCGCGGGGGCCGGAAATGAAGGTGTCGAACTTGTTGAAGACCCAGACGGACTCTTCGACGAAGCACCCTTCAAAAGCATCTGGCAGCAAACCGCCTTCCAAGAAGGCGCAACCTACCTCGGGCACACCATCGAACCCCTCGATCTAGTCCTGGGATTCGACATCTACGGCGATGATGGCGACTGGGAGGACATAGAATCCCGCTTCTACGCAGGATTCGCGCCCGACCGAGTCGCCACCATCACCGTCACCACAGAAATGGAACAACGCACACTCCAAGTGGTGAAAATGGAGGGAACCAAAACTACCTCCAAAAAAGACCCCAGACTTTTGCATTACTCCCGCATAACCCTCACGCTGCGTGCTCCCTTCCCCTTCTGGAAGGGAGACACCCACCTCGCAGTGTTCAAAGCCACCCCCGGCATCATCACCGGGCAGCTCACCATCTTCAACCCCACCGACCGCCCCATGTGGCCCCAATGGTCCATGACCGCGCCGGGCAGGTGGAAGATACCCGACTTCGACTTTGATAACCCCACTGGGCAGGACGGACGCCGCGTGATTACAACACCGGAACTCCGCGCAGGTGAAGACCTCACCATCGACACCTACCCACGGTCAGAACGCTACGTCGCAGCCAATGGCTCCAACATTGCCGGAAGGTTCGGCGGCATCGACTTCCTCCACCCAATCCCTCCGCACACGAGGGAAACCAAAGTACCGGTCGAAGTCCGAGGCGGAAACAACGACTCATCTATCCAGTGCCGCATGGTTGAGTACTGGTCGCGCCCGTGGGGAGGAAGAGTCTAATGCCGGTATTGGTCAAAGGAAACCAGAAAATCCCCCAGGAGACACTGGACCGGCTGGAATCCATCTGGCAGAACGGGCAAAACCAACGCCAAGCCCGCATCGACGCTCGCCGCAAACCAGCCCTTATCCGCCTATGGGACGGCGACTGGAACCTGAAAGGCCGACTCGTCGACGCCATCCGCGCAAAGTTCCAATGGAAACTCAACGACACCGGCGTCGGCGTCGTAACCCTCCCCATCGACCATTGGCTAGCCGCCTGGGCGCTCAACTTCTGGGGACGCCCGAAAAAGAACATCCACATCACCATGGACAAGGATGGTGCGCGCTGGTCCGGACGCCTCAAATCTGCCCGCCTCACCAAGGAAAAAACGGGTCAGAGGTATGTAGAGCTCAACTTCCTCCATGACTACGAGGAACTGAAACACATCTACGTATGGCCAAACCCCCTCACCCCCGCAGCGGTCCAATTCCCCCGAACCTTCATGCTCCTAGGCCCCACCAGATGGGCACTCAAAACCGCGCTCATGCTCAACGTTTGGAGACTTGAAGGATCAGCCTGGGCGCTCCCAGATGACCCCCTCGACATCAGGGAATGGACCGACACATTCAACCCCCGCATCTGGTCTATACAAGTCGCGCCGGGCCATATTCTTGGGGATACGACGCCGTGGACGTTGATTTCGTCAAGGATGAAAACATGGCATGACATGGCGGCTAAGCCTTTGCGTCAGGCGCAGTTGATGGTGGAGTGTCGAAGGTGGTTGGATGGTGACCCTGACCCGTGGCGTGGCGCAAAGCTACGGCATGGGTGCCTGTGCGTGGATGTTGTGGATAAGTCTTCGTGGTTTGACCCGGAGGGCACATCTTTGTGGGGCACGATTCGTGAAGGGTTCCTGCGTCAGGTGCAGCATTTGACAGGGCATAACGTGGATACTGAGCACACGATTGTGGATAATCCGAATATCCCGAAGCAGTATTCACTGCCGAACTGGTTTGGGACTATCCCGCAGGCCCCGTATGTGCTGTACCGTGATGCCCCATTGACGGGTGTGGAGGCTGCTGATTTCAAGTGGGAGCCAGCATCGGCTGTGCAGGTGCTCACTGGTGGGCATTCCACGTACGGGGTGAATGAAGCCTTGTCGTCGTTGGTGACACTGGTGGGCAACTATCTGGGTATGTTCATTGCTACACCCACGATCGGTGTTGTTGCTGACACGCTGTTGAAGCCGCTTTATGAGGACACGCTGTTGGCGTGGATGTCGATTAAGTCAATCCAGCGGACCAGGTCTTTGGGGTGGTCGAAGTATTGGGAGCACTTTGCTGATGGCGCGGACCGCGGTTACACGCTGTCAGCGTTGGCGGCGTTGCGTGAAGGTTTCTGGGAGACCCGTGAGAAGTCGTCCCACAAGCTCACCCTTGCTGATGGTGCGCCGTGGTTCATTGGTGACCAGGGTCTGGGGCATTTCTTCTTAGGTGATCGGATCGGCGCGACTATTCAGGGGCTTCCTGATGGGCGTGTCGTGGTGGAGCAGGTGACTGAAATTGTCTACGAACTGGATCGTGATACGCGCAGTTGGTCGTGTGTTTGTGGCGATCCGCAGTCCCAGGATTCCCCGTTGGAGCTGGTCTTGTCGAGAATCCGTAACGCTATGTCAAGTCTGCATGATTTAGGAGTTGTTTAACATGTCTATTCCTGTTCAGTCTGCGTGTGACCCGGAGCTGCCGGAGGAGCATGTGCTATGGGCGCTGGTCGGGCTTTCCGGGCCTGCGGCGAATGCACCGTTGATTGTGCCGCCGAGTGTATTGCGGAAGTGGTCTGAGCATTTGTATCGGTGTGGTTTCCGGCATGACCCGGACCTGCAGGAGATTAAGTATGTGCCACCGCAGGGCCCGCATGATTGGATCACCTCGGCTGGCGGGCAGTGGGTGGATGTCGCTGAGGATTTGCCTGCTGAACTGACCGCCCCAGACTTGTCGGGGTTGTCAATGGCGGAGAAGCGTGTGCTGTTGGATCAGCTCAATGCGGAGTTGAACCCGGTTGGGGAAGCGCCTATTACGGAGGCGCAGGTGAGCTATGAGTGATCCGAACCGAGCGTTGATTGAGACTGCTGATTTCCCGCTTGGTAACACACGTGATGCGGTGGTTGGAGCTCATGTTAAGTCCATCACTCCGTATACGGAGGCGCAGGTGAAGGAGCACGCCAGAAAGCAGGCGTTGGCGGCGATGCCGTTTGGAAACAAGGGACTTCCTGCGTTGCTGTCTGACTTGGCTGGGAATATCCTGGGCGGCCTGGCGGAGGTAATAAGGGCGGTAGCAGCGGGAGGCGTGTTCATTGTCAGCAAAGCGTTTGAGGCTGTCGGTGGTCTTCTGCGTGGTGTTTTTGACATGCTGTCTGGGCTGATAAAGCCGATGCAGGAGAACATTAGAGATGGGCTGTCTGGGCAGCTGGCGTTGAATGATCGCTTGGATCTTCTGGAGGGTACAGCAGGGTATGTGTGCGCCTACATGTCCGTGAGCATCGACGGCGCCTGGTCTCGGCAGAACACCCGTGACCTGCCGTTTAAATCCCAGGTTGGGCCGAATAAGAACGCGCACATTGACACCGAAAACGGCATGCTGGTGCTCGATGCCAAAGGGTTGTGGACGTTCTCGGGCCGTACCCACGTTTCCGCATCCAAGTTCCCTGGAAGTGATTACTGTTACCTAGACCTGATTGTCTACACCCCGGAGGGGAATGTGTATCACGAGGTGCATGAGGAGTTCGTGACGCCGAGGGATCGTGAGCAGACCATCCTTTTGGCGACTGAGCCGGTCGTGATTGATCGCCCAGGCTACAAGGCAAAGCTTCGTATTTACATGGGTAACTGGCGTGTGTTCATGGGTGGGACGAAGTACAGCTCATTCTCTGCGATCAGGCACTCCCATGACGTTATTCACCCCGGCAGGCAAACAGTAGCTTTGGAAAGCGAGTAAAAAATGCGCACACTGACCATTGACATCACCGACGTCGGCGGGAACCCCCGCGACGGTGATTATGTGCTGTTACAGGCACCGCTTCTACGCGGGTCGTCTGACCGTGCCGGGGCGGTGGTGATGACCGCCCCCATGCGTGTTGATCTGCGCAACGGAGTCGCACAAGCACAGGTCGAGTCCGGTCCTCTGCTCGTGCAAATCCGGTCACGGTCACTCCGTGATTCGGAGCCTTTTGAGGTGACCGTGCCGAACGGCTCCGGGCCGGTAACACTCCGGGCATGCATGGAGAAGAAATTCCGGTACCAACCGCTCGTAGAAACGGCGGTTGCCAGGAACGCTGACCGAGCGCACGACGCTTTGACGGGAGCCATCACCGCGCAGCGGAAGGCAACAGAGAAGGCAGACGAGGCAATCCAGCGAGTGGATGCTGCCGTGAACCGTGGCGCGGACCTTATCCGTAACGAGGTGAAAAAGGACGCCGACCGCGCGGTTACCGCCGCGCAGGAGGCGCAGCAGTCTACTTCGGTGGCCGTGCAAGCCCAGTCCGCCGCCACAGAAGCAAAGACCAACGCGGCATCATCCGCCGCCACAGCCCAGTCCGCCGCCAAACAAGCAGAATCCGCCGCCACATCCGCCACATCCGCCGCCGAAAAAGCAACGAAGGCTGAGGAGAAGGCATCACAGTGGAATGAGGAAGCCGCGATGTCCCGAAGCCTAGCTGACCGCGCGTCTGAGTCTGCGGCATCGTACAGGGATTCGGCACAAGAGAAAGCAACGAAGGCTGAGGAACATGCAGGCGAATCCAAAAAACATGCGGACGAAGCCAAACAAGCAGCGGCACAAGCGAAAACCGGGGCGCCAGAAACAGGATGGGCTGAGCAGAACCTATCCGAAGACGTGCGAAGAAAGCTCAATAAAACGCTTTCCCCATCCGACCTGAACAATATGCCGCGTGACCTCAACGGTGGATCAGCGGAGAATAGCCCCAACACAGTCATGACAAGGGACCCTCAGGGCAGGTCACAGGTCGGCGACCCAGCAAGATTCGACGACATCGCGAACAAACGATACGTCGATCAGCTCAAAATCCGCCGCCAATCCCTCTTCATCACCAGGCGACCAATCGACCGCACAGGAAACGACGTCGCACCTGTATTTGATCGGCTTCATGGTTCCGTGAACTATGGGCAAAACATCTTCATGATCCCCGACGGTATCTGGCGCGTCAGCGCGTCATCGCGCCGGGAGGATGCCAGTCTGCCGGTGCAGGGGACGGGGAAGATCACGATCAAGGTGATGAGTGAGGGGAAGTGGTTAGCTGCTGCTGATGCTGATAATGGCGGGTTGAACTCGGCGAGCCTGATTGTCGATACGCGTGGGCTGTCTCGCGCCGTCGCGTCGGTTACGATCAACGCGCAGGTGACGGGCACGAACATGATTGTCCTTGTTGAGGACTTAACTAAATAGAAAATCACCTAGTCAAGGGGAGCCGAATTCGTCGGCTCCCCTTTTGTCATGGAAGGAGACATAGTGCATGACAACTGTCGTTGACTATTCGGCCGGGGTTCCTCCGGCTAGTGCCATCAAGAATGCGGGGCATGAGGGCGCTGTGCGCTATATCAGTCCGCCCCGGGCGTTGTGGATGAAGGGCAAGCCGGTCCAGCGTGCGGAGGTTGACGATTTCGACGCGCAAGACCTCAAGATGGCCATGGTGTGGCAGTACGGTAAGGAGCATGATTCCGATGTGATGCGCGGCTGGAATGGTGGCTTGTGGGATGCCTACGCGGCGCAGGATCATCTGAATGCGATCCGCTGTGCGGGGCACCCGGTGTTCTTTGCGGTTGATTTTGACATCAGCGTAGAGGAATGGAACTCGCGTGCCGTTGAGTATTTCCGGGCTGCCTGCTCTGTCCTGGGGCGTGATCGTGTCGGAATCTATGGGCATAGCCGTGTGTGTGCGTGGGCTGCCGAGGATGGCGTGATCGCTGAGATCGGCGACGGCAAATTCCTTGCATGGCAGACTGCCGCCTGGTCTCATGGTGAGCGCGCCCCGGAGGCTGTGCTGTACCAGCGCCCTGGGCATGTGGTTGTAGGCGGGGTTGAGTGTGATGTGAATGAGGTTCTGCATCCTGAGTGGGGTTGGCGTGCCCTTGCGGGCGTTGACCTCACGCCCGTTCCTTCGGCGCCAGCCCCCACCCCGGAGTCGACACCAGTTGTAACACCGATTGACAAGAAGCCTGGTTGGTCTGGTGACCCCACCTGGCTTGCCGATGCCTTGCGTGCGTTTGGTGTGAATGTCGTCGAGACTGACGGTTGGCAGGACTGGGGCAACGGCGATTTCGGCGGCGTGTGGGGCGTGGTCGTCCATCACACGGGTGGTAATAACACGCCAGTGTCCATGATCCGCAACGGGCATGCTGCTCTGCAGGGCCTGCTGTCGCAGGTGCACCTGGGCCGCGATGGCACCGCGACGATGTGCGGCGTGGGTGTTGCCTGGCATGCAGGTATGGGGTCGTGGCCTGGCTTGCCAACGAATAACGCTAACTACCACACCATCGGTATCGAAGCTGTCTCCGACGGGCAAAGCCCATGGACACAGGAGCAGCTGGATGCGTATTACCGCATCTGCGCCGCGATCTGCTGGGTGCTTGATGTGCCCGCTGATCACGTCATCGGGCACAAGGAATGGGGTGCCATTCAAGGTAAGTGGGACCCCGGACTAATCGACATGGGCGCGTTCCGCGCAAATGTTCAACACTACATTGACAACCCACCTTTCAAGGAGGCTTTCATGGCTGCTTTCAACCAGATCACCGACAAGTACCCGTCCCGCGTGGAGGGGTCGGATGTGGTGATGACCCCTCTCGACGCTCTGCTGAACACCGACGCGCACAGCTTCACCACCCGCGTCATGGTCACACAAATGTCCGCCGAGATGAAGAAACAAACCGAGATTCTGCAGCGCATCGAGAACGCTGTAGTGAAGAAGTAAGGAGACAAGCAACATGGCAACAAACACGTATGCGACGGACCTGGAATTCATTGGCGAGATCATTCAGACGAAGTTGAATGAGCAGCCTGCGCGCCGCAAGTACGCCAACACGGTCACCACCGCTATCGGCACTGCGATAACTGTGATCTCGCAGGTGCTTCTGCTGCCGCTGGACTTACCTGACTGGGTGATGTGGGCAGCACTGGCGCTTACGTCTCTGGGTACGGTGTTGGGCGTAAACAAGACAAAGAACGGGTTCAGTAATTCACAGATTGAGAAGCTGCGCCAGTGGCAATCCCAGTACATTGACCGACAGCACAATCTGGCGCACGTGAACCAGAACACCGGAATCACCCATGCCGCCCCCGTTGGTGCGCCACGTCATGCTGCTGCTGAGCTTTCCAGCACGATGACCGCCGAAGACCTTGGACGGATGGTGGACCAGTTCCTCGGAAAGAAGAAATGATCCGATGCTAGCCTTGGCAGTGGCCCCGCTAACAATGGCGCACGGTCCGAGTGAGAGTGTTCTGATTGCGCTGATCAGTGCAGCCAGCGCGACTATCGGCGGCATCGTGACTGTGGTCGGTGGGCACTTCAAGAATAAAGCCGATAAGGCCGCCACTGAGGCTGACTATGCTATGCGCAAAATGCAGGCAGCTGATGAGGCGTTCCGAGAGCTGCGGGAGACGCAGCAAAAGCAGATTGATGATCTCCAAACACGGTTGACCCAGCAGTGGGAGGAGATAGTGAAACTGCGTGAGGAGAAGTCCACCTATGAGTTCGTCCGCATTGCTTTGCTTGAGGTGATGATGTCGTATCCCACCCCGCCGGGTCCACCGAAGATTTCCCGGACCGCCGCGCAGGCTATTGGCTGGGAGGATAAAGAGCATCAAGTTACCCCCGCTAAACCTACGGATTCGCTGCCAAAATGAGCCGATATTTTTGGCTCATTTTTGGCTCACTCGACCACAGGACGTGGCAGGATTTCGCAGGTAAATGCAGGACGCTAAAAACACAAAAAGCCCGCCGACCAGCAACAAAAGCACTGATCAGCGGGCATTTTCTTGTGCTTCCCCGCCAGGACTCGAACCTAACCAAACTCTGATCTGAACAGGGAAAACACAGATAAATACCCAAAAATGGCTCATTTTTGGCTCACCCAACAGCGCTAAACAAAGCACCCCCGCACCTTGGCAACAAGGAAAGCGGGGGTGCCTTTTTGCGTTTACACCTCAAACAGCATGCAGCGCCCCGACATCCGGCGCATCCCCACCCATGTGCATCGCCTCCAACATGTCCGCCACCTCATCCAAATCTCCATCAAACAGCGACGCATACACATCCAAAGTCATACTCGCCGAAGCGTGCCCCAGCTGCTTCTGAACCACCTTCACATTAGCCCCCGCCGACACTAACAACCCTGCCGCCACATGCCGCAAATCATGAGGCGTAATACGCTCCGGTATCTCACCATCCACAACCGCCCCATCAACCGCAGCCGAGAACCAAGTACGATGCCCAGGAGCAGGCATAGGCCCACCACACCGAGCCTCCCAAATAAGCTCATCCACACCCCGACCATCTAACAAAGGCACAAGCATATTGCACACAAAAAGCGGAACCGCCACACTCCGCCGCTCATGCGTCTTCGGCTCGCCAATCACCCGACGACTACCGTCCTTCACCATCGCCCGCCGAACATGCAACCGCCTACGCGCCGGGTCCACGTCTCTAACCCGTAAGGCCGCCAACTCACCCCACCGAATCCCCGTCGTCGCCAGCACCCACACAATCACACCCCGCTCACCGCACCTATCTGCCACCGCCCGCACCTGCTCAATAGTGAGAAACACCTGCCTTCCCTTCGCCTTCCTAGGCAACGACACGCCCCGAGCGGGATTGCTCACAAGCAAACGATCCCTAATTGCAATATCAAGGATCTGCGCCAGGCACGAATGGATACGCCGAACACTCGAAGCGGAACACGATAGCGACGAAACCCACCCCTGCACTGCACTAGGCTTAATCTCCCCAATACGTACATGCTCCCACACTGGAGCCACATGAACCCGCCACGTCATCTCAGCCAAATTCCGGCTACTCACCTTCATGTGCGTCCGCGTGGCCAACCACACCCCAGCCAGCTCACCAACAGTAGTCGCCCCACTCTGCGGATCAACCCAAGTCCCTTTCCGAACCTCCGCCGCGTTATCCTCCGCCCATGCCAACGCCTCCCGCTTAGTCAGAAACCCCCGCTTCTGGCGTCGCCGACCATCAGGACCAAAATACTGAACACGCCATCGGCGTCCCTTCCTGCTCTCATAGCTCCCTACACTAGCCATCGTTAAGACAACTCCCGTCTAGTCAAACACCACGATGAGACAAACTCCGCAGAACAAGCAATAAAACCGTGCCGCAGGGGATTCACACGCAACCATAGTAGGGCATCTGATAAAACGCCTCCCGCCATGTCCTCACCACCCAAACAGTCACCCCCAAAGCCTCAGCAATAGCCCCCACATGACCACCACACTCCACCTCAGCCGCCACATAATCATCCTCATCAACCAACACCCGCGCCGCCCACACATCAGCCTCACGCTCCTGACGCCCACACAACAACCCAGACGCGCTGGGCCGGTGATCATGGTGTGCGTGGCCTAGTTCGTGGGCGAGGGTGCATAGTGCTTGTGTGGGGTGCAGTCCGTGCCGGAGGCTGATGGTGCGGCAGCTGGGGTTCCAGCGTCCTTTCTCGCCGTCTCTGTGTGTGACGATGGTGATGCCCATGGTTTCGGCAAGCTGTTCGAGGTCGCTCATGGTGGCCATTCATTGCTCCATTTAAGATGTGTAGAAGATGAATGAATCATAGATGTAGCGAATGTATGTTCCAAGGAATGGGGGCATGTGCTACCTTTAAATCCCCCCGCCTTGTCGGTAACTAGCTACGTGCCAGCGCAGTATGACGTCCACCCCGTGGTGCCGTCCGTGAACATTGTGGTGCCGGGCTGGTAGCTCGGGTCGTCCATGCAGTAGGAGATCGTCTTATCCAGCGGCTGGGGATCACCATTCGGAGCCCCGGTAAAACCAACTGCGGGGGGCGCATCGAAGTCGAGGTCACTAAGCGGGCCCATACGCGGCACAGGCTCATAAGTCTCTTCCTCCACCTCTGGGAATGCACGCCCACCAGCGTTTTCCAGCTGCCCTTCCACTTGCTGCGTCGCTGGCGTGGCCGCCCTCGATGAGGAGATCGTGGTGCTGGTTGCGCTCATTGATGTGGGGTTGGATGGGGTGACTGTCTGGGTCACGGTAACTGCGCTGTCGCTCGGCCCATGGCTGCACCCGCCTGAGCCGAGAATCAATGCCAAACCTACTGCGCACACAAAAAATACCTGCCTGTTTCTCATGGCTATGAGCATATTAAACAGGCAGGTAAAAGGCATAAAGCCGGGGACATGTCAGCAGATAACTAAGGGCCATCGCTGTAGCCATCATCACCCGGGAAAAGCTCCTCGGACGAACTGTCAGCAACATACTCACCCTGCCCCCACTCGTCAGCCCCGGGAAAAGAAACCACCTCGGCATCCTGATTGAAAAGATCACCCATGCCAGACGCTAAGCGCTTGGAGATTTCGTCAACAATCTGCTGGTTGGTCGCCTGCGATAGCGCTTCGACAACACCCGCACCCTCAAAGTCTCCAGGGGTGAGGTAACCCGTCTCAACAAGCCCATCAGCCGCAGACTTACCAAAAGCACGACAGATAGCAATCACATTCTCGGCGGATAGCTGACCTCGCTTGAGTTGCCGACTGATGGTACTGCGGTCAATTCCTGAGGCTTCTGCCGCTTGGGTGGGAAGTGGGGAGCCTGGGAGGGATGCAATCCAGTCCTTCATGTCCATAGTTGCATTATGCCACATATGTTTAACCAGTGTAAATGTCCTGATCGGAAGGGAAGTTCAGGCAAGAGGTTGACAAGTGCAATCAAAATGAGGCATGATGCAATCATCGGTTGCGGATAGCACTTAGGAGGTTGAGCAACATGATGAAGGTTCGGGTTCGCGCCGGGCTTCTTGACGAGATGAAGCGGCATATGCGCTTAAGCACAGACAGTCAGTTAGCGGTTGTTCTTGATGAGTCGGTGGCGGGCGTCGAAAAGCTCCGGGCAGGCGAGCCGGTGAGCTGGGCGACAGCAATGCGCATAGCGGCATTGCGCGGACATGACTATGACGCCCGAAGCATCGTTGTGCCTCTAGTTGCCTAATCGCAGGGTAGATAAGCAAAACCAATAACCCCGTGCACTGGGGAAGGTGCATGGGGCGGGAAACAGGAGAAAGAAAATGGATACCAAACTAGCGCAGGAACTAAAAACCGCCACCGAGAAATTCGAAAAGGCGCTGAAAGTACTCAATGACGGAATCTTCGTGCTGGAACTCACAGGGGACAAAATTTTTGATCAGGTCAAACTATTGGAAACAGCTCGCGACAACGTCGCTGACGGTCTCCGATCAATCAATGCAGCAACCGAAAAGATCACCAAAGCGGGACTATCCGCCTAACCCCAAACCCAATGAAAAAGCCACATAGGTGACGGCCCATGTGGCAGAAAGGAAAAACAAAATGTTTGACATCACTCTAGCACAACGATCCGACGTCATCGGAACCAGGGACTTGGAAACCCTCATCTCGCAGCGCGTCGAAGACATGATTGTCGGGCTGAGCAGAGATGTGAAGGCGAACCTTGTGGTGAACATGCTCGAACAATCGCGCATCGACGCAGCCCTATATGACCTCACCCCGGGGGTGAAACAGCTCATGCAAACAGTGATTGAATGCGCAATTAATGCAGGCGCAGAAGTTGAGGTCGTCGCATGAGCCTGGAAGACAACACCGTGCTGATGCTCGCCGAGCGGTACCCACGCCCGTGCTTGACGGTCCGGGAACTGGCAGAAGCATCCGGGCATCACCCAGAGACCATACGCAGGTGGTGCGAAGACGGATCAATCCGAACTCGCCGCCGCGTACGCCCCAGGGAACATTGGCGCATACCACGCGCGTACGCCGTGGAGTTCATCATCAACGGGCGTAGAAAAACCAAGAAAGCAAAATGAAAAGGAAGACTGAAATGTTCAAGAAAATCAAGTTAAAAGTATGCCGATTCCTCATAGGGGCAGACCGTAAGAATGATATTGATGCACTCGCTATCAGCGTTCTAGGTGGGAGCTACATCGATTCCACGTCAAAGGATGAATCATGACGCTGCCAAAAATGAAAATTGTAGCTGTGCCGGAGACCGGAGGAAAAGGATTTTTCGCACTGATGAATCCTTACCGTCCCAAAGTATGGAAAATCACATGGTGCGGTGAACTCGTTGCGTATTTCGCGGAGTGGGATAAGGCAATTACCTACGCTGCAGAACAGGCAAAAGCTCTGCAACTAAAGGTGGTTCAGCGACGTCGTGAGGAACTAAGTCTGCTGGAGACCGAACTAAACCTGATTCGGATGGGAAGGCTTGCGTGATGTCCGATAGTGACGTGCTGGTCGCGGCAGTCAGCGACGGTGAAAAGGGAAACATCTACTTTTGTCAGATTCGGGTTCAGTACCAGGTTCAGTACTTGGGGCGGGCGCGGCAGTGGAGACCTTTTGAATAGTGGCGCACATCAATTGACCAAATTGAGAAGCTGCGCTGTGATGAGTTTCTGCGAGGCAAAGAAGTAAGAGTGGTGCGGCGTCTGATTTCGGAGACAGAGGAAGTTAACGAATGGCCACCGGAACCATTGCCATAGAAACCGCGATTAATGGCGTGGAGTTCGGCGAACACGTGGTGTATCTCAAAGACGAAGCAGCGGCACAAGCATTCTACAGGTTCGCATACTATCCACGTGTACGAATCACATTGGAAATAATTTCAGATGACGAGCAGGAGACATGAGTAGACAAAGGGCTTGGTGCCGATACTGCGGAGAGGAAATCCGATGGGCACAAAGTGTAAACGGGAAAAACATTCCGCTCAACATTGTTCCAAACCCACTGGGTCGATGGATTTTCGATATGGGGAAGGTAAGGCAGTTGTGGGGAATTGACTGGGAGCGAGCCCAAGAAGACGGCGAAAGGCTCTATGTAGGGCACATGCAAACATGCCCACATCAACAAGACAGGAGAAAGAAATGACAACGGAAAATAAGTACTGGGAATACACGCAGGAAGAAATTTACCATCTTGGGTACAGGCTTCGCAGAATCCGGGCGCTAATTGACCTGCCAGATCGACGTGTGAAAAAAGGAGAAACCGGAGGGTGGGTTTCTGACTCGGCGCGGGTCGAGAGGAAAGCGCACATTATCACCCTGACAAGCATTGGAAATGCTTACCTCTAAACGAGTAGCCGCTTGGGAGCGAAGCCGAGAACAAGAAGGGGAGAAAAATGATTGAGAAAATAAGTGCTGGCGAACCAGAGTTTCAAAACTTCATTGAGATAGTAGCTCAGGCATGGGATGCGATCTTCCCAGGGATAGAAGTGACGATAGTTATTGATTCCCCGGAACTGTTGAAATCGCCTGCGTTGTCGACGAACCACACAGACGGCAATGGTGGGGCTGCGCCTGATTTGCCGGCAATTTTGCGCCGGTGCGCAGCGGAGCTGCTGGAGTTCGCGGATGAGAAGGACACCACAAGCACGCCGCATGAAGTGGTGAGTGAGTGATGAGCACAGCAGAGAAGATGCCTGTATGGTCGCGTGCGGTTGTGGACCCAGCTGAGTTCCGTGCGGCGTGCAGGGCGATTGTCCAGTTCACGGCGAAAAAGCCGGAGGATTTCGACTATGTGCATTTCATCATGACTAGGACACAGGGCATGTGGATGTGCGCATCCACGATCAATAGTGCCGCGCGGATCAATGTGGAATTAGGTTTTGCGAACATTGAGGACCGTGACAAGACGTTCTGTGTGAGCGCACAAGCAGTGAAGAATTTCCTCACGATCAGGCCGAGCGTGGATCCGGAGCTAGGTGCGACGATCAGCATCACCGTGGATAAAGACACGGTGACTGTGGCTGATGAATCAGACACTTCGACTGGCGCGCTGAATATCGAGGCCCCGCGAATTAAGAACCTGTTTGCTCCAGATGCAAACGCGGCGGTAGAAGCGGCACAGAAAGAGGTCGATGATGGTGTGCAGACCACCAACCGCACGTGGTTCCTTCCCTCCCACATGGGTGCTATCGCTGCTGCGGGCAAGGCATTGGGCGTCGAGAGCATCGATCCGATTGGGCTGGATAAGCACAAGCACGAGTCGCGCGTGTACGTGGGGCTGGGTGACAGCATGGAGGTGTACTGCTTTGTGCCTACGCCGCCGTCTCCGGAGGATGAGAACCGCGATGTGGATGGTTTGGAGTATGACGAGCTGATCCCGTTGCCAGAAGAGTCGAAGCCTGTCCTGCGTGTGGTTGATGCGGCACCGCCGAACGGGGTGGCATGACACCACAAGTATTGGACGTGTCCGCAGGTTCCCGGATGATGTGGTTCACCCCAGACGATGAGCGGGCTTTGGGCATCGCAGCGGCAGGCGTTCAAAGAACCAATGGATTGTGTTTATTAAGGAATGAAAATGAGAAATCCCCACATTATTGAAACCATTCTCACAAACGACGGCAGCTGTGAAGAAGACCGAGCAGACATGAGGATCAGCCTAGGTAGTGTACTCAAGGTCGCCTCCCGGGTTGACCTGAGTGAGGGCGCTTGCCTCGATCCACGCCACACACAAGATGAGGACGGACAAACGATCACACCCACGCTGTGGGACGGACGTGAAGGCAAGCTTGAGGATGACACGGCTCGATGGGAGAAAGCCGTGGAGTTGTGCGCCGCATGCCCGGTGCTTGCTGAGTGCCGTGAATACCTCGCTGCTTGTCGACGCCAGCGCATCAGCGTTGATGGCGTTGTGGCGGGGATCGTTCCCGATGAGCGCGGCATCAGTCAGCTTATGGGGCGTTGCCGTTCTTGCGGCATTGGGTTGATCACCCGGCGCGATGAGGAGTTGGGTGTGGGGGTTGGTTTGAATGTGAGGCGTGTTGGTGGGCGTGGGTTGTGTTCTGCGTGTTATCAGGATGAGTATCGTTCGGGGCGTGTTTCTGGTGGGGCGAGGTTGCGGTCTCGGGGGGTGGCGTAGGTGGTGTTTGGTGTGTTGTGTCGGGGTCCGCCGGTTTTGGGGGTGGTTCGTCTGTCGTTGTTTGTTGGTTTGTTGTTGAAAGGTGTTTGTCGCAGATGTGGTGCGTGTTGGTTAAGCCCCGGTCCGGGAGTGGTTACTGATGGCGTGGATGCGTGTTGGCGATACTTTCAATGCTGCTCCGGAGTGGATGGCGGCGGCTGGTCTTGGTGCTCAGCGTGGTGATTTTGATTTGGTTGCGCGTTTGAAGGGGCACACGATGGGCTTGTTTGCGCAGTCTGCTGTGGCGTGGACGAACTATGTTGTTTCGTATGGTGCGGCTGTGACTGTTGTTGGTATGCAGTCGGTGGATCAGGTTGTTGCTGATCTGGTTCGTATTGGTGTTTTGTCTGTGATGGAGGCTGATGTGGATGGGAATCCTCAGTGGAAGCTTCTTGAGCGTGATGACTTTGTCAACCTTGTGAAGTCTAATGAGAGGTTGATGAAGACGAAGAGGCGGCGTGATAGGTCGAATGCGCCGTTGGTCATCAAGGTTCTTCTTCGTGATGGTGATGAGTGTCGCTATTGCGGGGTTGAGGTCCGTTGGGGTGACACTAAGTCTGATGATGGTCAGACGTTTGACCACCGTGACCCGGAGGCTCCGACGACGCCGGATAATTATGTTCAGTGTTGTCGTGGGTGTAACAGGCTTCGTGCTGATTTGGCTGATCCTGATACTGAGCTTCCCCTTCTGCCCTGCCCGGATAATCCGGTTTACGGTCCCGGGGCAATGAAGGTTTTTCGTAAATGGACGTCCGTGACTGCATCGGTTAGCAGTCAGTTGGGTGTTGCTAATCCGCTGTTTGCGGGTAATGCGGCATCCCCGGTCCTCACTGCCAGTGAGGCTACGGCACCTTCTGTTCCTTCTGCCCAATCTCCGGCACTGCCTGATGTCCAGTCAGGATGTGCGCCGCGGCTCCCGGAGGATGATTCGTTGTCTTCGCAGGTTGTAGCTGCTAATGAGAAACCCCGGTCTGCGCGCCGGTCTCATGCTGCCAGCATGGGGGAAGCGCAGAGTGTTGTTGTTCAGTCTTCTTCTCCGGCACTGCCTGACATCCAGTCGGGACGTGCGCCGCAGAGTCCGCAATCAGCGAGTGTGCGCGCTGAGGATTCCGCCAATGAGAGGCCCGTACGCGTGCAGTCCCGTCGTCGTAGAAGGCGCAGTCACCGTTAGTTAGCTGGTTTGCGTTTTGCGGCTGGTTTGCTTTTGGAAACGTTTTTCTAAAAGTTGTAGCGGTTTTGGTGTTTTCTTTTGGTTCGTCGCCGGTGGGTTTCGTCATGCCTTTTTCAGGTTGCTGGGGTTGGAAAAAACTGCAGCAGTATGAGGGGGCACGGAACGGGTAGCCGGGACGGGACGGGACGGGACGGGACGGGACGGGACGGGACGGGACAGCATTTATTACCACCTTCTTGGTGCATAAA